AGAAAAAAGTTTACCAATCATCCCTGTCCTGTCCAAAAGTGGTGGACTACATTTATATGTGTTCACCACTGAATTTGTAAAAGCAATAGAGATAAGACAGTTCTTGGAGCAGATGCTTTATGTATTTAAATTAAATATCAAAACAGAAATATTTCCAAAACAAACAAGTTTAAGATCATCAGATGAAAAAGGTAACAAAGCAAATGGTAACTTTATAAATCTTCCATACAATGCAGATGGTAGAAGAGCATTAGCACCTGATGGAACTGAAATGTCTTTGGACATGTTTGTAAAATGTATTGAACTCAATGCAGTAAATAAAAAACAATTAAAAGACATACAAGATAAAATTATTTCAGATGAATTAAAAGGCAGCGGTGAAGAATTTAAAGATGGTCCGCCTTGTCTTGGAGTTTTGACAAAAGAAATAATGACAGATGATAGAGACAGATTCTTATACAATTATATGGTGTTTGCTAAAAAGAAATACAAAGATAATTGGAAAGATAAGATAGTTGAAGCAGCTAGAAATTATTTTAAGTTTGACTCAAAATGGACAGATGATCATGTTAAGACAAAAATTAAAAGTTGGGACAAAGAAACAAAAGGTTATCAATGTAATGGAGAATTACTATCACCAGTGTGTATTAAACCAGTTTGTTTAAAAAGAAAGTTTGGAGTCTTATCAGATGATAAACCCGTATGGCCTAGGATGTCAGCGCTACAAAAAATAAATTATAAACCTACACCAGAATGGAAATTTACTGTTGAAAGAGAAGATGGTGAAACAGTTCAGGTCCATGCAAAAGATATTTATAAATTAGAAAGTCAAAAAGCATTGCGAGCATTAATGATGGAACAAGCATTTGTGGTTCCACCAAACATAAAAGGTAATGACTTTATTGAGTTAATGAAATTATTATTCGATAAAGAAAAAGTAGAAACTATTGAACCAGTAGAAGGTACAAGTCCTATGGATATTTTATTAAAAAACTTAGAGAAATATATCTATGGACCAAAAGCTACAACATATAAATCATTCGAAAGTGGTAAACCTTTAGTTGATGAGAAGTATGCGTGGTTTGTCTACGATGAATTTTATTCTGATTTAAAAACAAAAGAATGGAAGACAGATCCGCAAAGAACTTCTTATATGATTAAAGAATTATTTAAGACAGAAGACAAAGATAAGAAAGCTTTATTTAATAAACCAAAAAGATTTCCTGGAAAAGATAAGGATGATAAATATTTTCCTCCAATAAAAGTTCTTAGAATCCCTTTACATATTTTTGAAGAAAGAAGAGAGATAGAAGAGATTGTAGACTTTGAAGATGAAGAGGATATCGTTTAATGATTTATAAGATATATGGACCTCCAGGTACAGGTAAAACATATAGATTGATATCGAGAGCAAGAGCATACGCAAGAGTAGGTACACCTTTACATAAGATAGGTTACTTTGCATTTACTAAAAAAGCTGCGAGTGAAGCAAAGAAAAGAATGCCAGCAGAAGATAAAAAATTATTTTATTTTCAAACACTTCATTCATTTGCATTTAATATTTTAAAACTAAAAGAAGAAGATGTAATGCAGCCATACCATTATGAGAGCTTTGGTAAGAAACTAAATGTCAAAGTAAAGTATTACGATAGATATAACAAAGAAGAATCTCATTTTTTAACTTGTGATAATCCATACTTTCAATTGATACACAGAGCTATTAACAGATGTGTAGATATAAGAGAAGAGTTTGATCGTGGTGAACATAATTCAAAAGAAGTTGAGTGGGAAATGTTAAAACATATTGCTGATAATTACGTTGTATACAAACAGAAGAAAAAATTAATTGACTTCAATGATATGATTGAAATGTTATTAGAAGAAGAAATAAAGATTCCAGAGTTTGATGTAGTGTTTATTGATGAAGCACAAGATTTATCACCATTACAATGGAAGCTGTATGATATATTAAAAAAGAAGAGTAAAGATATTTATCTTGCAGGCGATGATGACCAGGCTATCTTTGCCTGGGCTGGCGCTGATGTTAATAGATTTATTAATGAACCTGCAAAAGAAAAAGTATTACATAAATCAAGAAGAATATCTAAAGCCATACAAGAACAATCACAAATGTGTATTGAAAACATTGTAGGTAATAGAAAAGAAAAGAAATATTATCCAAGAGATTATGAAGGTAACTGCGAAGAGATTGCTAACCTAGATCAGGTAGATTTATCCACAGGTAAATGGTTAATACTTACTAGAACAGTATCTAGATTACTAAAAATAGAAGAACAACTTAAAAAACAAAACATATATTTTGAAAGTAATCGAGGTAAAAGCGTCAGGGTTCGGGCATACAGGTCTATTAAAAACTATGAACTACTACAAAAAAATATTGAGTTAGATGAAAAAGATTTAAAAGACATAACAGAATACACAGGCACGGAAAAATTTAATTTAAAAAAAGATTGGTATGAAGCTTTTCAAAATGTCGAACAAGAAGACAAAGATTATCTTTTAGGTTTGATAGAAGCAGGAGAAGATTTAGATAAACCTGCAAGAGTTTGGACATCAACTATTCACGCAATCAAAGGTGGTGAACAGGACAATGTTATTTTATCTTTAGACTTGGGAGATAAAATATTAAAAGCAATAAAGAAAAGTCAAGACAAAGAAGATGAAGAACATCGAGTTTGGTATGTAGGTGTTACTCGTGCAAAAAATAATTTATATAAACTAAAAGCAAGAATGGAAAGGAAAGGATATAAACTATGACAGATAGTAGTATATTTGATGGTACTAAAGGACCACAAGAAAAACAAATTGGCGGATCACATTATAAAAAATTTCATATTCAACCTTATGAATTTATATCAAAGAACAAGTTATCATTCTTCCAGGGCAACGTTGTGAAATATGTGTGTAGATATTTAAATAAAAATGGTATACAAGACTTAGAAAAAATAATTCACTATTGTGAATTAGAAATTAAAACAATGAAAGACCTTAAAAAGAAATGAATTGGTTTAGAGAACAAGCAAAAATAGTAGAAAAGAATTTTGCAAAAAATTTAAAAGAAGTTGAATGGGCAAATGATAAGCAAGATATGTTTGAACATTGGGATGTAAAGGGTTTATTTAAAGGTGAAGTTTTAAAATTTGATGTTAAAGGAAAGAAAAAAATAAATAGGGCTGATGTTAATTCACAAGATGAAATAGCTTGGATTGAAGGAACAAACGTTTGGGGTAAACCTGGATGGATAAAAGGTAAAGCTGACTACATTGTTTTTGAAAGAAATGATTACTGGTTAGTTGTAGATAGAGAAGAACTTTATGATCACGTTGTTAAAAAAGTAAAAGAGAATGGTGTGCAAAAAGGTAGGGGTATATATAAAGTCTATCAACGAGCAGGAAGACAAGACAAAATAACTATGGTGCCATTTGACAACATAGAAAAATTAATCAACATACATAAGGTTCAAAAATGATACTACCACAAACAGAATGGATAGCTCCAAAACAATTTCCAGACTTATCTAAACATGATGAGATAGCAATCGACTTAGAAACACGTGATCCAAATTTAAAGAAACTAGGATCAGGATCTATTATTGGTATGGGTGAGATTGTGGGTATAGCTGTAGCTGTTGAAGGATGGAAAGGTTATTTTCCAATAGCTCACGAAGAAGGACCCAATATGGATAGAAAGAAAGTTTTGGATTGGTTCACTGATGTTTGTGCTTTACCTTCTAAAAAAGTATTTCATAATGCAATGTACGACGTATGTTGGATACGTAAATTAGGTATAAAAATCAATGGTTTAGTGTTAGATACTATGATTGCAGCTAGTCTTATAGATGAAAATAGATTTTCTTACACACTAAATACTTTGTCTTGGGCCTTCTTAAAAAAAGGTAAAAACGAAGCAAGATTAACTGAAGCTGCAAAGTCAAGAGGATTAGATCCTAAAGCGGATATGTGGAGACTACCTGCTATGGAAGTTGGAGCATACGCAGAACAAGATGCTCAATTAACTTTAGAACTATGGCAGTTGTTTAAAAAAATAATTCAAGAACAAGATCTACAGAATATTTTTAATCTCGAAACTGAATTGTTTCCTTGTCTGGTTGACATGAGATTTCTTGGGGTGAAGGTGGACGTTGAAAGAGCTCACAAATTGAAGCGAGAGCTAGCGATACAAGAAGAAATGTTAATCCACAAAATAAAAAAAGAAAGTAACCAAGAAGTTCAACTATGGGCAGCAGCAAGTATTGCCAAAGTTTTTGACAACTTGAACTTATCTTATGACCTAACTGAAAAAACAAAAGCACCTTCTTTCACTAAAAATTTTATTACAAACCATAAACATCCTATAGTACAGATGATAGCAGAAGCTAGAAAAATAAACAAGGTGAGAACAACGTTTATTGATACCATTATTAGTCATGAACATTGTGATAGAATTCATGCAGATATAAATCAAATTAGATCTGATGATGGCGGGACGGTGACTGGAAGATTTAGTTATTCGAATCCTAACCTACAGCAGATACCTGCCAGGGATCCAGTAACAGGCCCCATGATTAGATCTTTATTTATACCTGAAGATAATTGCAAGTGGGGTTGTTTTGATTACTCGCAACAGGAACCAAGATTGGTTGCACACTATGCTTTGAGATTTGAATTACCCTCTGTAAATACAATTGCAGATTCATATGATACAGATCCATCAACAGACTTTCACAAAATAGTTGCAGAGATGGCGGAGATTCCAAGATCAGAAGCTAAGACAATTAATCTCGGATTGTTTTATGGTATGGGTAAAGCAAAACTTCAAGCAGAACTTGGTGTATCAAAAGATAAAGCTGATGAATTATTTCAAAAGTATCACAACAAAGTTCCATTTGTTAAACAGTTAATGAATAAAACTATGAGAGCTGCAGAAAATAAAGGTCAGGTAAAAACTTTATTGGAAAGACGTTGTCGTTTTCCTAAGTATGAACCTATATTATCTGGATCTGATTGGGGTAAGTATGTACCTGCAGAAGATGAAGAAAGAATGTTGCAATTACAAAACATGGGTGAATGGTTAAAAGATGATGATGGTGAATTTGTTTTAGATGATAAGAGACAAAAAAAGAAAAACTATTGGCATAAAAATTCAGCACGTAGAGCATTTACATACAAAGCTTTGAATAAACTTATTCAAGGTAGTGCAGCTGATATGACTAAACAAGCTATGGTCAAGCTTCACAAAGAAGGAATCTTGGCTCACATACAAGTTCATGATGAGTTAGATTTTTCTATTGAGTCACAAAAACAAGCTGATAAAATAAAAGAGATTATGGAATCTGCAGTTGACTTAGAAGTACCTAACAAAGTAGACTATGAATCAGGTCCCAATTGGGGTAATATAAAGTGATAAATTATGGCTTACTTAAACGCAAATATTCCTGTACAATACGCGCAAATAAAAAGGGAGTATTTATATGATCTTAAAAAACATCACGGAGAAGTTGAAGACTGCATTGTGTTTGGTCTTAGCTGTATTACAGGTAGGGCTATCTTATGGCATGCACTTATGGAAAATGGTGCAATCTTTTATCGTCTCCCAATTACGGCTTTTATTCAACGTGGTTATGACCCCAAGTCTGTTCCACCCAAGAGACTTGATGAACTGGAGCTTTGGAATTCTTTTAGTTATTATCCTGCTGTTACTACTTATGATATTTTAGGTGGCCAACACGGAAAATATATAGGCAAAGATAAAAAGTGGCATCA